GTTCCCGGCCTGCCCGCCTCATTGCTATCCGGTGACCGTTGATTGTCTGGCCGAAGGAACCGGGCACATGAAACGATGAATCTTTTTTTATGGACACAAACACGCCTCTTTTTTTAAGAATTTTTCGAGAGAAAAACCTGACATCCAGCATCGACCCTTTGATGCTCATGCGGGCTTCAATCGGATCGCCTTTTGCAGAGGCCCTCTTATAATCGAAGGCTCCCTTTTTTACCTGGCCGGCCTTAACCGTGTAGACCTGTCTGACCATTTTGACACCGGCAGCTCTGGCAGAGACCGCAGCTCTGTTGGCTGCGTCTGCCACCGCCACCCGGATTTTGCTGTGAGACGTTCTCCCGCCCAGCTCCTCCATTTTTCGGAGGATAGTATTGACCTTCCCGGGGTCCAGCTTCACGTTAATCATAATGAAAAATCACCCACCAGATGGATCGTCAACAACCCCAGCGTGTCAACAGCATCTTTGACCTTATAGATTTCACCGTCAAGATCAAATCTCTGACCGTTAAACGGCAGCTCCGGAAGATCAGAAGTCCGGCACACAACTGTAACCGCGCTGCCAAAAACACCGGCATAGCCTTCAAAAGCCATGCCGGTATAAGACTTCTCCTGTGATTTCGGGCCAGAAACAACTGCGTTACACACAGTACCGTTTAAATCATGGCTGTCTGCGAATTCATCCGGATTAATCCAGATCGCATGATCCGCAGCAACCATATCTTTAAAATCAGACATTCAGTTTTACAGGTACAAAGCCGCCGGAGACTGCACCAACCGCATGGCCGGCAGAGATTGCGCCAGTAGTGGTTTCCGCAAGAATCTTGCCAGCAGAACTCAGGAATACTTCAGCGCCCACCGTTACAGAGGACTCTTCAGTTTCAATCAGGAATACGCCATCAATGGCAACGGAAATTTCGTCACCGGATACGCCTGCCGCCAGGGCAACGCCGGCCAGAGAGCCAACCTGAATCGCAGCGCCATAGGCTACGGTACCGGTCAGCGTATATTTGATGATCTCGCCTTTTTCTAAAAATTTAGCCATTGTCTTTTCCTCCTAAATTATTTACCAGTAGATTTGTACAGTCCACGGAAGTCGAGCAGGTTTACACCAAAGTCAGCAACAACATGACCTTTGATGCCCAGCGTATCAAAGTCAACTGCAGTTTCTACAGTCGGAACGTCCTTGCCATTCAGGAAGGTTACTTCGATAGTCGGGGTCAGGCCGGGAGCAGCTGCCAGGTACCATGCGTCCGCGTCGGTCAGATTCGGATCAGATACCGGAACCATGGAATCAGTGAACGGGTTGAATGCTGCGTTATTCTTGGTCGGGTCAACAGAGGAGTGAATCAACTGTTTTGCCAGGAATTCCAATTCCGGAGGAACAATCAGGAATGCCGGAATAACATTCAGCTTAGCGCGGCCGGACGGATCGGTCTGACGAGCCATTAAAGCTTTGGCAGCAGCCAGGGTCTGCATGCTGAGTGCACCGGTGCCGGTGTTGTGATGAGCGCTGGTAAAGATACCATTGCTGGTCAGCAGTGCGTAAACTTTTTCGTTGATGGTCCGGCGGGCAGCTACACCATACATTCTGGGCAGATCGGTCAGAGCGCCCAGGTCATCATTGATGATGGCTTTACGGCTGATGGTCCAGCCTTTGGCATAGGTACCAACTACCGCTACTGCATTGGAATCGCCGATTTCATCGTATTCGATCTCGCCGTTTTCTTTAACTTCAGTCAGGCTTGCAGCGGCGGTCAGAGACGGACGATGAGCCGGTTTGAAGTCGCTGTTGGAGCCTTTCTTGGTCCACAGCTGATAGGTGGTAGCAGCTTCGTTGTTATAAGCATTCAGCAAAGCTTTGTGAGATACATCAGCCAGAATGTTGGGGAATGCACCGGTTCCGGTAAAGGTCGCGCGGAGCAGTTCTTCATCACTCATCATGGCAGCGGATTTGCCATTCTGATGTTCATAGATGGCAGCAGCCAGGCGTTTCATGCTCATGCCGCGGAAAGAGTCGGCACCGTCTGCCGGTTTTTCCACAACTAAGCCTGCACGCAGTGCCAGACCATCGGTAGCAGCCTTAACATACTTTTCAAAGCCGTCTGCTACAACTTGGATAATAGGTTTCTGTTTGGCTTTCAGTTCAGCCAGAACAGCCTTACGGGCTTCTTCAACAGAGATGCCCTTGCTGATGGCATCAGCCGGGTCCATATCAAACTCACGATACAGGCCGGTGATTTCATCCACACGTTTCCGTTCTGCTTCTACAGCAGATTTGCGGATTGCTTCAGCGTCGATTTCCTGAGGTTTCTTGTCTTTTTCATCCATTTTCTCATTCTCCTTTTCTTCAATAGATTTTTTATTTTCTGCTGCGTCATCCGGAACGTCAACGGACCGGCCAACACCAACACCGGCATCAGCCGGAACAGAAACAATAGAAATTTCCAGCGGCTCCCACGCGGTCGCAACTTCTGCAGGCCCCTGGAACCGACCGTTGGAGGATGTCTCCCCCTCGGTTACCTCTTCCAGCCGGGTAATCCGGTAGCCAACGGATACGCCTTTCAACGTCCCGGACAGCACCTTCTGGAAGATAACATCGCTTTCTTCGTCGGTATCAAACTCGACTTTGGCATGACCGCGGAAATCATCCCCGATATAAGCATCAACGATTTTCCCGATAGGCTTATTGGAGTTATGATTCCAAAGCAGTACGCCGATTTCATTCAAGCGTTCCATGTGCACACAGGCCGCGTCATGGCAGAGAATCTCATTGCCGAACCACCTTTTTACAGGGGTTTCAGAGCTGAAGGTCAGTTCCGCGGTCCTTGCATCGGCGTCTACCGCTTCGGATCCGACGGACAGTTCCCTGTACATGACCTCTTCCTGCAGCCTTTTTTCCATATCTTCATTCATTAGTATTTCCTCCATTGTGATTACTTTCCGCGGCCTGAACCGATTCAGGGGTATGAATATTCAGCGTCAGACCCAGCCGTTCCGCAAACTCTTTTTCGCGGGCTATCTGACTGAGCTGTTCCTGCCAGTCATAACCATGCGCCGCACACTGCTGAGCCAGCGTCAACGTACCATTCTGCATGCTGATGACATCCGCCTGAATCTCCGCATGCGGATCAATCGATTGCCAGCCGGGTGCGATCCAGTCGGCGCGAACATAGCGTTCCCTGTTCGTTTCATAATCCGGAATGACAATCTCTCCGGTCAGTACGGCCCGGTCAAGCCAGGCTTCATAAACAGGAATACAGAAATGTTCTATCAGCCAGTTCTGAATCGGCTGGAATGTTTTCTGATCCTCCAGGTTCCCCTGCCGCGCTGCCGAATAGCTGGACTTATTGAAATCCCGGGAAAGAATTTCATAGGACAGGCCCTGACCGCTGCCGATCAGGCGCTGGTGGATATTAGTATATTCGGATGCGGTCGTCGCGGATCTCCCGGGAGACGCCGGCGTTACCGTCGCACCGTCTTCACCCTGTAAGATCATACCGGGACGAACCCTGGATATCGGTTTTCCTTCCGCATCTCTCAGTCCGCCGGTCTTCTTATTAAGTTTTGCGACACCCACACCCAGATTCGGCTTGGTGATAATAATGGAGAAGCACGCCGCAATTTTAGCTGCTACCGTCTCCGCGTCCAGATATTCATCAAGGTCCTTAATTCGTTTAACGGAAACGCCCAGCTTGGATATGCCGCGAATCTGATCCGGATACAACGGATCCCAAATATGCAAAAGTTCATTTGCAGGAACCCGCTTTGAATCCAGGACAACGTATCCGTCCGGCGTTTTCTGTTCTATCCAGTATGCCAGCGGCTTCAGTGATTCATCCAGCTCGATTCCGCTCCGGATGACTTTTCCGTTTTCCGGGTTGCTGCTTAAAACACTGTCCAGCAAATCTGACCGGATGGCCTGTAATTTAAGAGGCGAATCTTTGTCTTCAGTGGTTACCAGCTTCACTAAGATTTCACCATCAACGATTACCCTCTGGAGGATCATCTTTTGCAGTTCTACAAACGACTGCTGTTCACGGATATCACATCGTTTAGGACGACACCAGCGCTTAAAGCACTCTTCAATCCTGTTATTGATATCCTCGTTACCGGTTCGCGCCTGCGGCTTGATTCCAATGCCCACAACATTCCGGGTTATGGCCGAAATGGCTGCATTGGCAACATCGCTGTTCCTCTCCAGCCAGCGGGCCCTTGCTTTCACAAGATTCCGCTCGCCCTTGTCAGCATTTTCCTGGTCAAAATCCTGGGTCGGAACCCAAGTGCCGTTAAACCGGTTGACTTCGCCCGCTTGGTAATACCGCAG